TCTAACAATGGCTTGGGGAAACTTTCCAACATTACCGTCGGTAAGCAGAAGCTCTAAGGGTAGTGGGTCTCCGAGATCTACTAGTATGTGTTCGGAACTCATGTTCTTTTAATTTCCGCATCAAACGTCATTATAGCCGCGACAATTAACCCTCATCTTGACGGATGTTGTGCCCACAGAGTGATAAATTACTCTAAAATAAAGTCCGGTCGGTATAGCGCTTGAAATAGCTTCACTCAATACCGTAAAAAATCCAGTTCTAGGAATTTGGATGGTTTGCCCAAAAGTATTTACTACCAATCCCGCCCCATAACCTAAAACATTATCTTTATCAACTATCTGTACTGTAATTGAATCTCCAAAGACGTGATCCTCTGTTTCAAACCCAGCACCCCTTAAGTATTTTACAGGTAAAACCATATCTCCGGCAGTATTTGTGTTTGCAGTAGCAATAAAATTATATCCAAATTCTCTCAAAACTATATTATGTGATCCAATATAAGTTTGAGTTCTAAGAATAACGGGCTTTTCAGCCACGATCGTACTTTGGGCTGAAAAGTCAGTAGAGTATAAGTCCTGACAAATTTGATCTAAAGTCTTTGTGGGATATGAGTCTGTTACGGAATCATAGTAATTAATAGAAAGCCAGCGTTTACTTTCATCTATGTAATAATGACCCAAATCTTCATAAAAATGATGTTTTTGAGTTAAGCCTTCAATAGCCACTTTAACATCTAGACTTACTTCATATCTAGACATACCGTAAACCCTCTAATAATAAATAACTAGTTCCTGGTACAGCCAATACCACACTTCCTTGCTTAGCTTCTCTTAAAGAAACAACCGTAATAATTTCATTAGGGGCCATAAATTTCCAAAAACCTGGGATGGCATAACTTGATTCTCCGTTCCCACTTCCCCCCGCAATATGTCCATGAGCTGCTATGGGGCCAAATAATCCATTAACACTACTATGAAGCCTGATTGTAAGATTCACATTATTGTTTGTAGAGACTATGTGTATGTTTGAGGTTATTTTTATATAAGCTTCTGGACCCGCTAATTGAATACCATTATTATTAAAAACAAAACTCGGATAATTAGTTATCATGTCCCCATCTATGGGCACTTCTGTGTGGCTTAGGTTATTGATATTAGTTGTAATATCTTGATTTATTTTTTGAGCAAACACCCAAATTGCAGTTGGTGTAGCCTGAAGATGATTTAAACTCATACCTCCCGCCTTCTTATTGAAGCAGCTACCAGAACATGTCTATTAGACGAAGAAATAGACATATTAACGTTTTCGGGAGTTGCTGGCGTAGTAATTAATTTATCATCCACAACTCCGTCAGCTCCGGATAATTCAGTTAGGTCTAATTTTCTAGTCCAACTAGAACCATTATTAGTAAATCCCATGTTGTTTTTACCGCCCCCTGAAACTAAAAACACGTAACCTCCCGCTAGTGTATTTACGTCGGCGTCTAATACATCTGTTGCTCCCGTCCCAGAGTCAGAATTTATATCTATTATTGGAGTAATTTGCTCCACATATTGTAACAATACAGTAGATGTTCTAAAAGTATCTGGGGCCCCCGAGGTCCAGTTAATTGTAAGAGTATTACCCACCATTGAACTGATTGTAGATTCTTTAAAATAATAATACGTAATGCCAACTTGTTGCCCAGAAATAATGGTTTGAGACACTAATGGGGTTCCAGTTTGTCCTCCCACCACTATTGAACTAACCGCAGTAGGAGTAGTCTTTTCTTCCCAAACCACCCCCGCTATCAGTAATCTATCAGTTCCTGTTGATAGGGCTGGATTTGCTCCTTGAGTCCAATTATTAACAATAGCTATATTTTGTGGAATGAATCCCACAAATAGTGGGTTCATTTGTAATGCGAGGGTCTCTGAATCTACTACAAATACTAAATATTGTATGTTACTTCCTATGAAATTCTCTCTAAGACTTAATGCTCCGCTGGTAGTATTACTGAGAACATACCATCTACCGACTAAGAGGCCGTGTCCAGGTTTAAAAACTAATCCTTCACTTTGAACTAAAATAGTGTTAGCATCTGGGTATCCTATAGCCATAATGCTTGCGGTCGTACTTAAAAGATTGGCTCTTGCTAACTGATATCTTGAAGTTGCTGGATTATAGGTTAGTGGATGAACTCCAGCTGTGGGAAGAGTAAAACCGTGAGCAGTTTGAGTTATAGTTCTAGTTGACTCACTAGTCCTCCAATCATTGACGTTAGTCCCAAACTTACGCCAAACTCTACCAGTTTCATCAATATAAATAGTACTAATAGGGGCCGCCTGACCTACAGGCGACCCAGTTCCCCCAGTAATATAAAGTACTGTTTTTCCATCAAAATCAGTACTTATTATCCCAAATTCCTCTATTCCAAAGGCTTCGTTACTATTTATTGTCATTAGTTACTTAAAGTGCATTTACATAATTTAAGCGTCTGATAGAATATCGAATACCATTAGCATCTGTAGTATTTAACACCAAGTTAATAGCTTGTGTTCCAGCAGATCCAGTAAGAGTAACACTAGCAGAAAAATTAAAGTTAGCTCCTAATTTTTTCTTGTTCGTAATATCATCACGAACGGAAGTAGCATCAGCTCCAGCATGTCCATTATGAAATGCTGAAATTACAAAAGTTTGTACTGCAGTTGGATCTCCTTGGTCGTGGGCGACTACTTCCCAAGAGACTCGTTGACAAACATCAACCAAAACAGAGTCTACTACAGTAGGAGTACTTTGAGCAATATTAGCTGGTCCAACCTTCGTTTGCAAAGCTTCGAGGGCAGTTTCTAGTTGTTGAATATTCTGCTTTGCGGTTTGGTTATCTGATATAGTGACACCCGTGTAAGTGCCCATATTTGCTGCACCTTGGGCAATACCTACAGCAGCCGTTAGTTGGTCCACGTTTCCGTCTATTTTTTGAATAGCGTCTTCGCCAGTATCTCCAGCTATTGGATTACCCGTACCCGGAGTGTATCCAGAAGAAAGATTAATACCAGTCAAAAACTGCCAATCTATATCAGATATTTTAACAACAACGGTTCCATTATAATTTACAAGGGCTCTATTTTCCCCTCCATCAGGATCTGGCAAATAAAATTTACAAATAAAGGTATCTTCTGCGACCAAAGCTGTAGTAGCTGCTACAAACGTGATATCTTTATCCCCAACTCCACTTTTTGCAGAAATTCTTAAAAGGGCGGGAGTACCATCTGCATCAGAAATGATATGCTCACCAATAATAAAATCGGCTGGTACTAATACTGCTCCAGAATCATCTGAAAAGGGGCTAGCAACTACATCTCTAACCCCCACTCCTTGGGTATCGTTGGTAACAACGGAAACGGTTTCATTACGCCACTTACCAATAACTGCGCTCGCGGTTCCATTTAATGCCCAATCAGCAGGAGCTCCAGCATTTGCGGTTTTTTGGTACAGTGTACCGTTATCATAACGGACCAAAAGGGAGCCAATTGGGGCATCTCCTTGATCACCCGTTCCAATCGGAGCTGTGTTGGTAATGAGGATGGCCGCTACGGGAGAATCCCCATTTTCTTCAAAAAGATTAAAACCTAATTCAACCCCCTGCCTAACTCTACTCATAATATTTCCTCTACTTAAATTTTATTGTTTTATTCTAATTAATGTGACTTTAATGGGAACTATATCATTATTTGTTATTGCTAATTCAAAGTTTAGCCCAGTTACTTGTGCTGTTACTTGTAATGTTATCACAGATCCGGCTCTGTTATAAATTTGGTCCTCTACTCCCACCCCCTTTTTTTCTGCTACCAACTTTAATGTTTTTAAACGGGCTCCTATAGTTGTTTCAAAAATTAAAGTGTATTCTACAACTCCAGTCCAACTAGTAAAAGGAAAAGAGTCAATTACTTCAGTTGTGCTGTTTAATACTATTTTTTGTGTTGATGTAATTAATTGTTTGGTGGACGAGGCCATTTAGTATCCTGCTTATAAAAACCATGTATTTTTGGCCCAAATTGTTATACTACACCAAACCAGAAATTATGTCAATAGTTTTAATTATAAGAATAGGTTAATCTATCATCCCACACATGAACAAACTCTATAGAAGAGTTAGCCCAAATAACATTTACGTCAAGCCCAACACACTCTATTTTTTGGATTTTCCAAGCTGGAGCTGCATCGGAAGTTCCTGGAAGAGCTTCTCCTAAATAAAGTACCCCTCCACCTACATCATCTAATCTTTTTTTTAAACCCGTTGACTTATCAATCGTAACTACTGGGTTGCTGGTAGTACCGTAATACTTTCCAGAAAAATCTACTAAAGTGGTTCTATATGCTACAACTGGTTCTGTTTCAAAGACATGGCTCCCATGTTCTTTATAATTGTATTGTTTTCGTGTCTGGAAGGGAGCGGTAATATAGGCAGCATCAGCTACCAGATAAGCTTGAAGATCCGCTAATTTTTCTCTATTGTTTTTTTCTGAAACTATAAGTTTTGTATCGGAAGCGAACTCCTCTATTCGCACCTCAACCATTGCTGCCAAAGATGATTGAATGAAAATAATTTGTCCTTCTCGCAGCTTAGCCGCATCTTCAGCACTAAGGTTTATTTCTCCAAAAACCGTTCCATCAAGCGTTAGTGGGATGGGGCCAACTTCTGCCCAAAATTTGTTTCTAAACAAATTTAATCCTCCACAACCTCAATTCTTACTGCACTAGAAGTCCGTACAAAATCATTAGTTGCAATCACATAAAAAAACTCGGCTGGCATGGAGATGGCCGCATCTGTTGAAGTGGGAACAGCTAGAGAGTCTGTTCCAAACCAAATATAGTTTGATGCAACTCCAGCAACCCTAAGTAAGTTACCAGTCCCAACTCTTATTGCAGAAGCAAAAGCGTTTGGGATAACTTGGATGGGCATGGCTAGTGTTGTAATAACTTTATCAGCCTTAGCAACATCATTAAACTTTAACTGAGGGATTTTTGCCGATCCAGCAGACTCTTTTTTTATCACATATGTCATTATTTAAGCCTTTGTTTCTTCTTAGGAAGCTTTAAAGTAGTAGGAATTTTTGATTCTACTATAGGATTTTTGACCACCACCTCACCTAACGCATTGTACCCGGCAGCAAAACAACAATCCCCATTAATAAACCAATCTAAAGCTGTTAATTTAGAGAAGGTTTTTTGAGTTTTTCCACACCTGCAATTAGCTTTAATCATCTTTTATCCTTTTAACTCCTTTGTTATTTTAACATATTTAACGTGGGTTTAGGTGTTTTAATGATTATAAAGTTGTGTAAACCCAAACTTTTTAGTAGCTTTTCTAATAATTCCTTTTCTTGTTTTTTAACCCCCTTTAAACACAGCTCTGCTCTATGTTTAAGAGTTCCTTCAGAATCATATGTATATAACATATAACCCCCACACAACAACTCTACTTCCATGTAGCTCACATTATTAATGACTTTTTTTTTCAGTGGTTTTTTTCTAATAGATGCTACAAAAAACTCCTCCAACCCCAAGCCATAAATAATATCTTGAATTACTTTTAAAGCTCTCGTTTTAGTTTTAGTTAAATATAATTCATTAAGTATGGGAAATTCTTCAAAATAATCAAAGGTTTGTAATCTAAGACCATTAGAAGCTATTTCTATACACAATTTAACATTAGGGTTAAACCTTCTGTGAGAAGAGCCAGATTTTTTTACTATCCTGAAAGGTAAAATGTTTGAAGTCATAAATCTCTCCAGCACTCTTTATAGTATATCACTAAAATAAAAAAAGGGAGACTTAATAAGTCTCCCTTTAGTCAGAATTGGAGTTGAACTACATATTAGCCTAAGTTTTCTATAATTACATTCTTTTTAGGTGCTGTAATTAGAGGAGCTCCATAAATCAATTGGTTCCATCGATATGATGTATCAATTGTCGCCAAATCGTATTTAACCATTGAGCCCAATTGTTTCCAAACTACTACCTCTCCATCGTTTTGAAGCAAGAAAGCCGTAGCAGTGCCTGGAAGCTTAGCGTTGAAGTCAACATTATGAGCTACACCAGAACCAGCTGGGGCAATCCGCTTGGTAAACAAATGACCAGTGGTTGTTCCTACTGGAGCACGAAACACATTGAAGTACAGTGGAGCACCAGTGTAAGTAATTTCAATAGTTACTTTGTCACCAGATGCAACAGCTCCATTAATTTCTGTAGCAGCTGTAGTTTCGCCATCAGCGTATACTGCACTAATTCTATAACTATAAGTTCCGGCATCAGCAGACGCAAATTCGCTAGCAGCATCGGCTGGGGTAGCAAGGTTAGCAAGAGTTGGGGCGGCACTTGCACTAACAGTAGTAGTCAAAGGAGCTTGACGTGGACGGTTAAACAAGCTGGGCTTAAACTTAAAGCTAAGAGCGCCATTATGCTGAGGAACCATTTGACCAGAGTTAATAGATGTACCTGGAGCAAGTAGTTGTTTTGCATAGAATTGTCGGCTGAACCGGCTATGGGTATCGGTTCCAAGAAACATACAATCAGCCATGCCAAATCCATTCAAAGAACGCAAACCAGCTTGTTCCAACAAGTCATCATCCAGTGCTCCACCTCTAGCATCAATGAAAACTGAACCAGTATCCACTGTGTCAAAACCAGCCATTGCTGTAGAGAGATATTGGGCATCAGAACCTTTTACTAACATTTGTTGCTCAATACCATCATACTCTAAAGAGTTAACTGTGGAATCAGCAGAAAACATGAATCTTTCATTACGAGAAAGAAGTTCGATGGTTTTGTTTTTAGTTTCTCGTGCAACAACTGGACCATGAGCCGCAGCAATCAAGGTAAGATTGTGGTGTACTTGGGCTTGAGTACCAAGATACTTACACATACCAAATTCTCGATTATATTTAGAATCTGTACTAGTTGGATTTCCACCCATTTGAAAGAATGGAGATACTTCTTGACCATAAGAGTTTTGAACATTATATTCAAACACTTCTTGATCTACTTTTTCTTTCCCGATATCTTTCCACAAACGGAGGTGTTCTACTGAGTTTGTAACCAACTTCAGGGTGCGATCCAGAGATTCTACAGCTAGTGCTGAACCTCCAGTCAAAGAATTTGGTGCTGTTGAACCATAGTTTTGAGAAATAGATAGAGCTTTTTGAAGTTCTGCTACTTCTTGACTAGTGTGGGCTCCAAACCCAGTTACGTCATAATTATTAGCGAATTGTGCTTCATTCATTATTCTTACCTTTTAAAATTATTGTCGTTATCTGTAAATTTGTTTAGTTGTGTACTAATTTAACTTTTTCTGTTTAAATAGTTTTCTACATCTTTTCTAAGGCTTGGATCTGATAAATTTCCAAATTGTTCCATTTCTGCAATATGCTCAATTTTAAATTGAGGGTGAGACTTGCTAAGTACCAAATCTTCTACTGCTTGAAGCACTTCTTGACGAGAATATGCTGTGGGTTCCATTTTCTTTTGAGACTTTTCTATAGCAACTACAGACTCAATAGACTTTCTCGCTTGGGGTTTAGATGCCATATTAGTAAAAGCTTGTTTCATCTCTTCCACGGATTTTTTAAGATCAGAGTTTTCAGCTTGAAACTTAGCAGCTGTAGCTTCTACTGCCCGAGCAACTACTTGTTCCATTAATTTCTGAGATTTTTCAAGTTCTTGCTCTTGGTTTAGTTTTATTCTTTCTGCCTTAAGGCTTTGATATTCGTTGTATTCTTCTTCAGAAATAGACTTGTTCATAGAAGTAGTAGGGGCTGAAGCATTAGATTGGGTTTTAGCTTCTTCTGGTTGCAATTCTTCATCAAGATTACTTGTAATATCTTTATCGTAAGTTCCTTCCGACATTTGTTCACCTTGCCCTTCTGGGATTTGAGTTAGTTGTTTAGGGCGCTCTGCTCGGTCAGTATCCTTTGGGCTATTAGGAACCTTAGCCAAAGCTTCATCAGCCAAAGTATGAGAAGTGCCTACGTCCATTTTTTGAATAGCATCATTAGTAGTAAATAACTCTTCTACTAATTGATCAATAGCTTTATTTAAAATATCTTCTTGACTGGGAGTGTTTACGTTATCTACCATTTAAATAATCCCTTAAATAAGTTTAACGACTTTAAGAGCGTTTGTCAGAAGAGCGGCATAATTAGTATCTGCAACCCCAGAATCCACATCTAATTTAGCTGTCAAAGCTTTCAATGTAGCAATAATTTCATCTTGTTTTACCAACACAGCTTGCAATGAACTACCATCGGGAACAGTGTCTGTGTAAACTTGAGTGTTGGGACGTTCTGGTCGGCCTACATCTGCCATATTTAGGGTTCTCCAAATAAATAACTTTTAGTGTTAAATGATTATAACATACCGGGTTTTTGTTTTTTGACAATCCTACGCTTTAAAGCTTCTAATAAAGTTTCGTTTGTTTCGTTTGGATATAAAGCTTTCAAGTTTGCTAGAATATGAGAAATACACTCTTTGATTGGTTTTCCTTTAAAATCTACCTTTTCTACTTCTTTATCTTTTTTAGAAGATAAGGTAGATTGAGCAAGAGCGGAACCCCCAGAAAGATTTACGGGAGCTGTAGTTCCATAATTTTGAGATACAGCTAATGCTTTTTGGATAATATCAAAGACTTGAGATGTAGTAAAGATTGGAATTTCGGTAGAAACATTACTCTCTACCCCTCTTTCTGGCTTTGTGCAATTAAACTCTAAAGTTGCAGCCCCCAAACTTTTCATTAAAGAGGCATAAGTTTCATTATTAGCTGGCTTCATGGTTAAAGATATATTGTTTATAATACAACGCTTTATAATTTTTTTATCTAAAGGGTCTCTTTCTATAACGTTACCTTCAATAGACAACCCAACAGCGGATTCTCCGCGATCTTCAAGAGCCTTCATAATAGCATAGATCGCATCGGCTCGGGGATTTCCTTTAAACAACTCTCCATGTACGTATAAATGTTCTTGCCCCTGTTTGTAACCCTCTACTCGACCCAATCTGTTTTCGGGGGCAGAAGAATGTTCAAAATTAAAATACCCCCTTCCTTCCTTAATGGGGGTTAAATCTATACCTTCTTGTAACACTTTTTCTCCTTGTTGATCCCAAGAAGAAGTAGAAGCTAGCCCCCAAATCTTATAAGAACCAGGAACTTCACTATTTAACTTAGCTGGAATTACAAAATTAAAAGCGTCTTCTGACATAACTACTTAAAACCTATACAGTTTAAATTATTATATCACACTTATTTTAAAAACACTTGAGATAAAGCATCTTCCAAATCTTTTATTTTTAAATGAGTATTAAGATCTTGTATTGCAGCGTGGTATTCTGCTTTGGCTTGAACTGGAGTAATCCCTAATAATACAGATATTTGTTTTATGTTCAAAGCCTCCATCTCCCCCATCCTATTAGACTTATCATTAACATAACTCCAAAAACAATAACAATTCTTTTTAGAATTAATCCACCAAGGGTCTTTTGGGGGTTCTACAAGAAGCCCATAATTATCTAAACGTGGTATAGATCCTGGGCGAGGATTTTGTGGAAGAGGAATATCCCCTATAGTATTCTTATAATCTCTTTTTTTCATAATGAAAACAGTGGACAAGAGTAAAACATAGCTTGTGTAGTGGGATTTATAACCACTACCACCCTATCTAACAAACTAACTCCACAAAGGGGGAGGACTATCTCATCAGCCGCATTGTGGTCTTTTGATTCAAACCCAGAGAAGCGGTATTCATCTTTTATTTTTTCTTGGAAGGTGCTTAAATCCATTTTTAATCTCAGAGCTGTAACAAACTGCAAAAACTTTTCTATGTTTTCTATTTGTAAAAGACGAGAGTTTAAAGAACCGTTTAATTCCCCTGAAAGTCCTTGAAGGGAGGCTCTGTGGGCCATATATTGAGAATCGGGAGCAGTATATCTAATCTTTCCAGCCTGAGCAATATAGAATCCCATAGAATTAGCATTGAGAACTAAGGTGTGTACTGGTTGGGGAACTGCACCCATAGCAACTATGAGTCTGTGGCCAGCTAATACAGAACCCCCAGGAGTGTTAATAACTAAGATAATGGGTTTGTCTAAGGGAAGTTTATAAGACATTTTATGGAGTTTATATTGTAACTCTGCCACTAAAGATCGCGTAATCTCCCCATTTAAAATTAAGGTGTTTTCTTTTTCTAAAACTAAAGTTTTATAAGGGGTGTAAGATACGACTTCTTGTTGATTCTCCGCTAAACTCTCGTAAAGAAAAAAGCACCCAATAAAAAATATTATTCCACAAGTTAACTTTCCTCGTTTACTCATTTTTACACCTTAGTGGATTGATTTCATTTTTACATTTTACGCGAAAGGCACAAGAATTACAATAGTACTTTGTTTTGGGTGGTAATTCTTTGTTTTCCACATATTTCTTAAATTTTTTATATTTATCAAAAATAGTTTTAATGGCTGTTTCTGAAACCAGAACTACATAATCCTTTATATCCCCAGTATTCTTATTAAAATAATTATAGATAACTCCTTGGACTGGTCCTAATCCACTTAATTGGGGAATGTGATTATATAAACCCTTCTTACGATTATCCTCAAACCCCATAACATAAATGTTTGCTTGAATCTGATGAGCGTCCTTAGGTTCGTTTAATGCTATAAATAATTCATCTTTTATAGATTTTAATTCTACCAACCAAAGCTGATTATCAATAATAACTACCCCATCTATTTTACCAACTTTTACTTCTAGGGGAGGAAAAACTATTTTAAATTCTGGGTCTGGCAACCCCGTCATAGGGCTAATGGGGATTTTGTTTGTTTGTGGATCTAAATAAGGGATAAATGAGTCAGAACTTTGTAACCAAGACTGCATCATTTCATGTAATGCGGTTCCTATATCAAATGTTTTCTGTTCTTTTGAAGAGGGATAAAAATCTTTTTCCGTTCTAAGATAACTGTAGAACAGATATCTAAAACAAGGATTCCCAAAATCACTAGGTTTAAGTTTGGGTTCGTCTGATGATTTATATTGTGGTTTAGCTTTTTCTTCTAAAACTTTATTAAAAATAGGGATTAAACTTGGTCTTTTTTTTAAATTAAACCTACTCATTTTATCTTCCCAAATAAGAAATTTAATCCTTTTTTATTCTTTATGATTGGAAAGTCTGGATCGGATACAGTAATTTTCACTTGTCCAGTAATCTTCTGATTATTAGAAACTACCATTTTACACTTAGTGGAGTCTGAGGTATGGCCTTTCATACCGCACCTAACGCACATCTCAGTTTTCGGCATTTACTACCGCTACTATATTAGCCATTCTCATAACAGCTACTTCATCATTAAGGATTTTCATAGTCTCTATATTTTTTCCAAAATAAACTTTTTGTCCTATGTGTACTATATTTGCTTGAGGACCTTTATATAAAACTATGCCTTGATTTGCACTTGGTTCGACTGAAGCAAACATTCCATTTAGTTGCTCGGATTTTCTTCCCCTAACTACCGCTACAAAATCCTCTACCATTTCTATGTTATTGGACATTTATCACCCTCCTTGAAATTGTTTCAATAGTAACATTACGTAATTCTCCACTTTCTTCAAACTGCATCTTAGAACCCACTTTTCCTTGTAAGAGGAGTGTTTCTAACAATGCTAGGGGGGAATTAGAATCTATTGCTACGTTGTCTAGTTTAAATCGTCTATGGGTGTTTGTGGATGGAAACTCACATATTAATCTAACCCTATCTCCAACTTCCACTTGCTCTACTGGTTGAAACCCCTCAAAAACATCTTCACAATTTGCTATTTTATGAATTAAGTGAGGGACTTCTATTAATTTAGTTTCAACTAATACGGCTTCTAGTGCCGATAAGCGATTTTGAAGCTGAATAGCGTTTTGAGAAAGAGCTTGAACTAAAGATCTCAACTCTTTATAAGTTATTTTTTTCATATAAAACCTACCTTACGCTTAAATCTTTTTGATCTGCACCAATAACCTTATGGTTGCCATTATTAACCCCACTAGTTGTGGGTTTTTCTTTTTCTTTTGCTCTGACTATCAAAGCTTTTAAAATAAGAATATCTTCTTCTGTGAATTTAAAATTTGAATCATCTAAAGAAATTTGATCATCTAAAGATACTTCATCAATTTTCCTTTGAATAAACTCTATTACTTGAGATTTAATGGGGTTTTTAAACTCTGACCGTTTCTTTGTAGTAAAAACACGATCAAGATTATCTATTACATGTTGATAAGTTTCAATTAATTCTACTTTGTCAGATAAGATTTTTTGTTGCGCTTGAATAATAGTTAAACTTGTAGGAGTTATAGCGCACTCCTTTAATTCTTCACCCTCTAACACTACTTTACCTCACTCCACTTATCCCTATCTACTTTAGATAGGTCAACGTGTCCAGTTCCTACGTATCGTTTTTCAGAGTTTAACCAATATACAGCTAGTTTAAGACTCTCTTCAGATGTGTTAGAAATACCTATAACATAAAAATAACTATGTGGATAAATGTTTGGAATATCAGATATATATTTATAACTTTTACCAATAACAAATTTTGAAATCATAATCCTATCTCCTGTTAGGACCAGAATACCACGGTGGGGGTAGTTTGTCAAAGATTATTTTTAACGTAGTCGAGCCAATCTTTTAATCCCATAAAAGATTGGGTTCCGTCTAGATTAACTTTAAACCCTGGTTTGAGTTGTATGGGGGGAGATGTCCTACTCCAGGGGTGGGTAGCTCCAACTACAGGGAGCCATTCTGAATTTTTCTTTCCATAATTACTACCATTCCCTATTAATTCAGTTATTGGATAGAGCTTTGGGGTATCCGATGATGTTAAATAAAACTCTTTACACCACCTACAAGCATCACTCATGGGTTTACGATAAACAAAAACAGTATCCAAATCAGTGTCTGCGTTATCCATTATAATTTTATCGGTATGAGCTATACCTATTAAATTAGTTAATTCTGTGACTACCACTCTTTGCCAATCCCTATTAACCTCCTTAGAAGTTTCTCTAAGCTTCTTAGTAATTTGGTTTATAAACTTTTCTTTAAAAACAGATTCTAAGGTTTCTGAGCGATCTAAATCTTGCAGAATCCCCCGCCTATATTCTTCATTAGCTTCAAGAAAGATAGAACTAATATTATTTATAACTACTTGCTTTAATTTTTCTATAGCTGTATTTAAGCTTTGTTCTAAATAACTAATAGCGGAAGTGTGAACATCCCCATTAGGGGTTCTATTTGAAATAGCGTCAACTATAATTTCTTTGAAAGAGTTGGGTTTAGTGGGATCATCAATATCATAATTAAAATTATAAGTATATAAATATCTTATTATGTCATAGTAATTAGACAAACTTACATTACTATCTAATAAATCTTTTTTTTGTTGGGAAGATAAAACTTCTGGGTTTAAAAGTTTTAATAACAACCCAGTATATTTTAACTCTATTAGCTGTTTAATCCTCTCTAAAGTATCTTTTGAAATTATCATAACCTAATTTCTTAAAATATCTAAAATATCTTGTAAAAGGTCCTCAAAAAACTCTTCGTATAACGCTTCTAAATAATTTTTAGTAGATTCCATTGCTACATCAGAATAACGATCATGATCATGAACTAATCCTTCGTCGTGCATAGCCAGTGCTTTTTGAAGGTTTAATAAAGCAGATAATTCTGTTTCTCCGTCTTCTAAAAAAATCTTAATGTTAGCCATTAAACCCTATCTCTGCTTAGGTTTTGACAATAGAGCTTTATTAGAAAACCCGTAGGGGATTACTTCTCTATGTCCTAATCTGTGGATATAAGAAAGTTTAGAAAAACTTTCTCCAACTTCTTCTAATTGAAATGGAGTTTTGCTTCTAGACGTATAAATTGGCTGTTTTAAATTTTTTAAAATTTGCAAATCTTGTTCATTCATGTATAAATCCCCGAGTTTATGTGTTATAAAACAAAAACTTAATCTTCTTTAGGGAGTTGATAAAACTCTACTTTTAACGCTTTCACTACTTTTTCTTCTAATGGCTTAGCTTCAAGATTATCACCTTCTTGTTCATAAGTCAATAAATTTTGTGCTAAAAGTGTTTGTTGCCTATCCTCTCTTTGATCTCTAGCTGAACTAGAAAACTGTTGATACCATTGAAAAAATACGGATGATAGAATAAACTCATTCATTCCTGGTAGGGGATCAAGATCATCTTCTTCTCGAATCTCATTAACAGTTTTCTTAAATTCTGATTCTCTTTTTTGTCTCTCTAAAGCATCTTTAATGGTTTCGTCTCTAAGACCCACAAAGGTTAATTCAAAATCTTGGTCTATTTCATCAATAATGTTAGTATTGTAAAAATTAGCTAAAAATGTTAAAAGTGGATATAAGCCTTTGTCTTTACTAAGACTAATTTTTTCCGCTGTGTTATCTCCAGATATCCCACCAGATCCACCCTCATCTTTCATACCCAACCCAATTTCTTGGGGATCTATTTGATAAATGGCACAAATCATTTTAATGAGATATTGTAGCCACCCTCTAAACTCTATATCACTGTGGTTTTGGGTCAACGGTATCCAATTAACCTCCTCTGCCCCAGCTAAAATTGGGGTTTGAAAAGAGTTTCTAGAACCACTAATCATAGTTCTCCATTGTTGCCTAAAGGTTTCCAATTTACGGTATCCCATAGCATTTTTAATATGTAGAATACCTTTGGCTGAAAACCCTTGGCTAAAATAAGAAATGTTGTAATTCTCTGTGTTTAAATGACTAGACACTAAAGACACAAGTAGCTCTAATTCAGAGACTCCATACCCATTACTATAAATATCTGTAGTTGGGTTTCTAATGCCTAATTTTAACTCACTATCTAAAAAAGCTCTTTCAATAACATTATTAATTATTTGTACGTATTTATATTCATTTTTCTCTAACTTTGATTCATCTAATTCAAAATCTTTTCTATAGATTGCTTCCGTTTTAACGGGGTTATTTGAATCAAAAATATCAACTTTAGTTTCAAATGGTTGATCTTTATACTTTTTTAACTCATCAGAAGAAAATCTAATGGTAGCTGCATCTACTGGAACAAAATGATGTGGGTCTCCAGCTTCGTTACGAATAATCTCGATGCACATCTGATCATGAACTAAAGAATCTAGCATTAATGCTCGATTAATACTGCTAAACGTCCACCTTTTAGTTTCAAAGGGTCTACCTTCCGTAACCCCACAATTGGTGATGAAAGCCTCTAAATAATGTTTTCTACTGGAAGTAGCTGTTTTTACTAAAAGCCTAGCTTTCCTCTTAATCATCCAATGTTCTTTAAGCTTTTCTTCTTCGTAATATTCTTCTTGGGTAGTTATATCACCCTCAGCTTCGGGGGTGTTATTTCGTGTAGTAGTAGTAGGAGTCTTATCTAGTGTAAACTTAGAAGATTTTTTAAGGTTAAACTCTTTTAAAGTTTTGTCTAAACGTTTGGGAAGAGATATATAATTATCTTCTTTATCATATAAACTTTCTTGTAAGTGAGCTATAATCTCTTCGTCTGACATCCCCTCTCGCAGCATTTTTGAAACATAATCAAGAACTAGGGGTTCGTTTTTGAGTCGGATTTGTGCTCCTCGATCAAACTTATTTTTAACAAAACTACTAAATCCAGCTATTTGGTTTTGACGAGTCAATACAATACTAGCTACTACAGAATCCTTCCTCATCATGTGGGTTTGATGATCAAAACTCAATGCCCTCTTTTTCTCATAATATCCATGTGATCCCTCATATTCATTATTATCTTTATCTAACGATAAACGATAAAATAAAACATCTTCTTCGTTATCTTTATTAGATTTATTAGATTTAGCTAATAAATTATTTTTCTGAATGACTGCTTCTAACCACGAATCCGTGGCGACTCTAAACTTTTGGAAAAGTGAGGGAGTTTTTTCTTCTGCCAAAACAAAGACTTCCTGTTAATACTTTTATATTTATGTGGGTATATCTATCTTAATTATAACATTTTTAGAAACTAAAGACAAACCCATCATCTCCTGGTTTATCTTTAAGTTCATCGATGGGGATTAGTTTCCCTGTTATAGGATGTTTAACAAAACTGGACCCATTACATGTAAAACTGAGACCCAGTGAATCAGCTAGCATTTCTGGGCTAGGAGCAGTAAAAGGAGTACCATTTTTATCCACATCAATCCCAAAATCTCTAGTGGGTAGGGTAGCATCAAAATTAAAAGTGCCTACACCACAAGATTCTACGGCTTCATATGCTGCTATAGCTAAGGAGTCTGCGTAATCATCACTGCCACCATTTGGGTGCCCTATTTTTATATTACCGTTGGACGTTTGCTCTACAATAAGCTGTTTTAGTTCTTTTAGCATCTTAGGATGATCTAAGAGCTGGATTTGCCCGGAATTAACTAATCTCTTTAAATTAAAATATATTTTCTTCTTGTATGTTTGGGAAAAGGGTCTTTCTACTAAAGTTAAACCTTGTTGTTCAAACAATTCTTTTAGGGGTTGGAATGCAAATTGGTCGGCAGAGATCTCTTCAATACCGTATTGTTGACAAATGTTTTTACAATACTCAGCTATATCTGCCACTTTTACAGAGATTTTCTTACCATCTGGACCTTTTTCCCCCTCCCACCCCTTTATAACGTATTGTCTTATTTGGGCTTCTGTATGTCCAACAATCGAAAAAGTAAAAGTGTCATTTTTAAAAGCTGCGTCAATTGCAGCCTTATAAATAACTTCCCCCTCCTCAACTTCAGGAGTTAAAAAAGTAATATTTTTAGCTACACAAAGTTCCAACATCTCAACGTTAAAGAAGTCAGAAATCGCATCTACGAAGTTAGCTCGAAGTTCTGCATCAAAATTATCAGCGTCATACTGCCACTCGATAATGTACTCTTCTGGGGATAAAATAGTATTCCACACCCAACTAGGGGCCTTAAAAATTTGATAATTACTAGGAAGGTCGTTTATCAACCACCTCTGGTGTTCGTTGTATAAAACACCTTGTTTTATCCCAGGGCTACTTAACTTAACCAAAATAGCTTTTTTGCCAAACTGCTTCATGTTTTGCCGAACAGCATTCAAAATCTTTACATCGGTTTCCTTCAAGGCTTCTTCCAACTGCCAATATGAAATCTCATCACAAAGTACTGCACAAGCAGCTGTACCTCGAGTTGTTTTAGAAGATGCTACTCCAGCTTTAACCACAACTTTAGATGGTTCCACATAACCGGTTTCTGCGCTAATATAGGGGAAAGACAAACTTAGTTGCTCATCCGTCTGTTTCCCCTCAGGATCTATACAATGTTTAAGGATTGGAGACTTATTCACAAACCCCTTAATCATGTCCAAAATTTCAATGGCACCCTCTTTTTTGTGGCTTAGGAGGATAACAGTTGCGTGGGGTGTAGTGTAGAGGTAGGGATTCCAATTAGTAGCCGCAGAGAAGAATGTAGCAAGCCCTCCAGCGACCGTAGTATTATGTTCGATTACATCTGTAATATATGTTTGATTATCTTCTACCGATAATCCATATGTGGGAAGTTCTCCGAGATCCTCTATAGATAATATTTCATCCCACCAATAATCAACAGCTAAAGTATAAGCTGTAAGAGTATATTCTCCAGTTATAGCTTTTCCAATATGACTTATTTTACCCAATCGTTGAAGTAAATGCTTGATTTTTAATAAGAAATCTTTATCGAAAGATTTAAGTTGTTTATTACTAGTTGCGTGTTTATGGAATACGAGATTCAAATAAAAAGTGATCTCAGCCTTAGATCCAGTAAACAACTCTTCTGGGATTTGGGGTTTAGTCTCCGTAGCTAATTTTTCTAAATTACTTCTATTTAATAAATCTTCTGAATTATAAAATGGAAGTTCTTTAGGAACCTTAATAAACAACCCCGACTTCAACCCATCATTTTGTGATAACCACCCTTCATTAGTTAATAATTGATGATTTTTAGTTCTATCTAATGAAAGTCCCGATTTAGTGTTTATTCGTATAACTGGCTGTAAACCATTATTTATGCAACTAGCTAATTTTGTTTCTATTTTTTCAGTCGTGTTATTATAAGATGGAACTAAAAAAGTAGAATCCACAAGGGTTTGTATCTTACGTAGGCTTCCGTTTGCCAATAATACTGTGGTGTTTATTGCTTGACACTTACCACCCCTACGGCCAATAATTAAATCAATCATGTTTACATAATGATCAGGATTATTAACCTTTTCTAAATCATACACTCTTCCAGTCATTAGTTCGTAAAGTTCTATTTCTGTAAGTTCTGCTACACTTAAATCAAATTGATCTAATTCATTTATATCTTCTTGGTATACCTCGAATTTTGTAAATGGGTCTAGCGGTTTCTTAAAAATAGTCTTTAAAGCTACAGTTTGAGCAGGACTAGCTTGAAAATTTAAAAACCAAGGGTGTTTAAAGAAGTTGTTAACAGGATCTTTATTAACAGCTACCATTAACTTATTGAATTTTATAATAAACTCCTCTTGAGACTCAAAGCTAAACTTTGCACTCTTTCTTCCAGGAATACGTTTAATATATGTTCTAGACATTAAGTTTCACTTATTTTTTCTTACTTTTTTATTATTTTATCATAAAAATTAGCGGTCCCCTTACTTGTGGGGGAACCATTCAGCCTAAGCGTTAATTTAGAGTTAAGCGTTAATTTAGAGTTAAGCGTTAATTTAGAGTTAAGCGTTAATTTAGAGTTAAGCGTTAATTTAGAGTTAAGCGTTAATTTAGATCTTAATATCTAATTTAATTCTTGAAATTACTTTAAATTAGAGTTATATTCAACCCCATGTGGACTGCTTTTCCCGATTAGCGTGTATGTGCATAGTTAAGGCTTATTGCCTTAACGTGTGCGCTGTGGAATAGGATTATAGGGAAAAGCCAAGAAAAAACCACTTAGTAAGATTTAAATTCATTAATTTATTTAACTCTTAGCTATTTTACCACGAAAAATTACCCTTGTCAAGCTTTATTTTTTTAAAAAAGTGAATTTATTGTTATAAAATTTATTTTTCGCTAAGCCCACCCCCAAAGTTCCGCCCCACCCCCTCCCAAAAAATTTTTTTGATAAAAGTTATTGACAATAATCCAGAAGAGTAGTATTCTGAAACTTCATTTTTAAACAAATGATAATTTAAACCAGTGGAGTGATATATGACTAAAACTACTATTCAAGAGTATTTTGATACTGCTTTTTCATCGTGGCTTATGACCGTAAACCCACAACCGGGTGTAGTATGGGTATCTTTATCTGATTTACACTCTTCTTTTATTGCCAGTGGGGAACACCCACATAGTATAACTAAATCTAGACTTGGGAGAGCTTTAACTCAAAGGTTTCCTAAACGCTTGGGGGGCAAGCCCCTACAAATTGGGTATCTCTTGAAGGAGAATCTACCCACACCCGTTAAACCATAAAAAAAGGCGATATAATAACATAATTAATTAAGTGTTGTTAATAGTTCCGAGCCACTTTTGATTGTTTATAATCTGAGTGGCCTTTTTTTCTGAGGTTACTTATGACGCCCACAAAACAAAAACAGTTAACATCTGGAACATATCATTCTCTATTGGCTTTGGGGTTAGAGTTGAAGCAGCAACTAGATTTTATAAAAGAAACCATTAAGCAAGATAGAGAAATGTTAGAAGGTTATAAGGAAAAACATGGAGATTTGTTTTATCGTCCCAAAAATTCAGATGGAACAGAAGGAAGTCCTACAACTACTGTGCTTACTCCTTTAGTTTCAGAGTTTAAAACAACCATTAAATCTTTAATAGAATCTCTGAATATTATTGAGGTTAGGATCTCTAGAGGGGAGTTTGAACCCCCCCTAAAGAAGAAGGCTGGGTCTAAAAAACAACCCCCCGCACCTATTGGGGAAGCGTTTGATACTACAGACTATGATGCAGATAAACTCTTGGCATATTCACTAGATCAAGGGGGAGATGACTCATCTCTTTTATGATCAGTTTGTATTTTTACTTTTAAAGAACTACAGGAGTTATAAATGTCCCAAACGCAAATAAATCACTTAATAGACCTCCAAAGCATATAATTTAACTATCTCTGGAAAATCTTATAGTTAGGAATAAATATGTTAATTAATAAGGAATTTTCTTTAAACGTGATTGGAACTGATTATATCGTTAGTGACTTACACGGAAATTGGCATCAGTTACAACAGCACTTACAACGAGTCTCCTTTAATCAAAAAACAGATAGGTTGTTTAGCGTAGGAGATTTGATTGATAGGGGACCCAAGAGTTATGAGTGTTTGCAATTATTAGACCAACCGTGGTTTTACCCAGTTTTGGGAAACCATGAAGATTTTTTAGTCCAATATTTTAATCATACATATCCCCCCGTAGGGTTTACGTGGTTGAGTAATGGGGGTAGTTGGGTGTTCTCTTTAACAGAAGAACAAGTAAAAGAGGTTAAGCGGTATTCTAAAGTTTTAAATACTGCTATTCCTTTAACGATTACCTTACAAACTAAAAGAGGGTCTGTAGGAATTAGTCATGCAGAACCAGGAACCCTTGATTGGGGTGAGGTGAAGGAAGAATCCAAACCACTTTTAGATGTTCAAATTAGCCAAATGTTGTGGGGTAGAAAGCGTATTAAATTAGGAAAAAAGGCCCCTTTATGTAAAAATATAGATTTAACCGTACATGGACACACAATAATTCCCCGCATTACTAAAGTGGCAAATTCCATTTTTATAGACACTGGTGGATACAAGCGGGGTAGATCTATTACTTTTCTACCAGTAGAAGATTTATTCGGAGTTTAAAATGTTAGACATTAATAAAACACTATTAGAAGAAATTAACAAATATCCAAGTGAATTTAAGGTTGCGAGGAAAGTCCCTTGGAGTTTAGAGCGAGGCGTCCCCAAATTAACTCCCGCCTCTAACACTTATGTAGTTTTTTTAGATTTAGAAACCACTGGGTTAAACTATAAAGAGCATGAACTTATAGAACTTGCACTAGTAAAGTGTAGTATTAGTAGTACAGGTTTTATTTCTCCAGTTGATTTTTATTCACATTTACAACAACCCAGCACCCCTATCAACGAGTGTGGAGACGCTGCAAAAGCGAATGGCATTACTAACGTTATGGTAGAAGGTCAAACCATTATACCTAAAGATATATATGAGTTTTTAGAGGGTGTAACTTATATAGTTTCTCATAATGCTACTTTTGATAGACCATTCTTTCATAAGTATTTTCCTAATGCTCCACACATGAAGTGGGGATGTTCTTATAAAGACCTCCCGTGGAAGAGCTTGGGACAAAATAAATGCAGTTTAGACCAATTATTGTTGTTAGATAATTATACGTTTGAGGTTCATCGAGCCTTAAACGATGCTGGAGCCTTAGCTTTTTTATTCCAAATTAATATTGAGTTATTTAAAGACTTACTTCACAATATTAACCAAGACAAATATAGAGTCTTGGCTTGGGAAGCTCCCTTCTCAGTTAAAGACACACTAAAAGAGTGTGGATATACTTGGAATGCTCCCGTTCGTAACGTTTGGAGTAAAGATATTTACAAGGATGAAATTGATAGGGAAACTGATATGTTAATTGCTTTGTATCCAAATGCCGAAGATGATGGTGAGATCATTAAATTAGATGATTCTTTTAAAAGGTACTTACCACAGGAGTAACCACTCATGAAAGAAGAAGTTGAAGAAATAAAGGATGAAGGACAAACAAAGGCTGTTACTGCTTTTGATTTGTTAAACAGGGGTTATACCATTCCAATGCCCTGGGACGTGCATAGAGTATTAGGTGGAACTGCTAGAGAAATAGAAGTCTTAGGAGATCTAGTGTATATTGGAGGGGATTCTGTTTCTTTAAAAGAAATGCGGCTGGCATTAACTTGGCTAGTTTTCCAATTTAATGGAGAAGTTACGTGGAATATGGAGAAAAAATGAGATTAATCCATTTGTTATTCTTTATTAATATTGTAGGAGTGGCTTTATGTTATGGAGCTTCCTATATACAAAAAAATTATACGGGGCCAGTAATCATAAAGTATGATTATTAGAAATCTTACAATCGGAAATAAAGTTTTACTTGACAATGGAATGAAAAAAATAATAAAATCTATTGTATTCCTAAAAGGCCCTCCTGGGACACAAGATTATTATTCCATTTTGTTTAGGGGGGATAGGTGGCGTAGTGTTTATTATGAATCCGGTCAACACTCTTTAAACAAAGAGTTAAACATATCTGAACTATTGGAGTAGATTATGAAAATTAAAACTAGGGCTAGATATTATATTGTTTCCAGCATACTATTTTTTTGCAGTTTAACAACAGTTATAATAAGTTTTTAAACACTGGGGCCGGGTTGTGAGTCGTTAATTCGGAAAAATTATGGAACTGATGCAAAAAAAAGCTTTAAAATTTTTATTAGCTGTCGTATAATAGTTTTATTGTATCTTTGGTTGGAATAAGTTTATATGATGCACTCTTTTATATTTACAAGATTAGATAAGCCCATAAATAGTTTTATTTCCCTAGATACTTATCATAATTTAGATACTGGGTTGAGCGTATTATGGTATACAAATCAAACCCCTCCATATTGGTATCTATTAAAAGAATTAGAGGATGTTTTACAACAACGGGCTACAACAGGAAAACACCCCCCAACCCCACCAGAACTAGTTAGGGAACTATTGGAGCAGGAGATAGCCATAGAAATAGACATTCAACCATATGTTGAGCGGGCTATAAAAGCTTCTACTGGAAATGTGTATTTTTTTGACCCCAAAAAATGGTATCTTTAAACAATGTTAATGTATAGTAAATTAGATAAGGATAAAAGGGGAAAGTTAATGAATAGGAAACATCACCACATAAATGTTGAAACTGGGTTTTTTCGGGCGATTCAAAAAGGGTTTAAGACTTTTCTACTCACAAAGAATAATAACAGTTTTCAATATTTTGATTTAGTTACGATACGAGAAGTGATTAATGGTGTAGAGACCGACCAATTATTTGGCCCAGTAGAAATTAATTATATTTTTTATGGTCCAGAAGAAGGAGAAAAAACAACCCGTTTTGGCCTTTCTTCGGGATATTGTGTTTTTTGTTGGAACTCAGACTTAATTATAACGGAATAACACGATGAATCCCAGACATTTATTTTTCTTTACTATAGTGCTTATAGTATTAAAATTACTAAATGGGATAACTTGGAACTGGTTTTGGGTTTTGGCTCCCCTGTTAATTCCAATTATAATAATTTTACTAACTTGCGTTTTCTTAAAGCTTATTTGTCCCACAATCACTCTTAAAGAGGTTTTACGGTTATTTAAGTTGAAATAAACCTTCTGATTTTTTAAGGGGGTTTTTAATTGTTGTATTTGCGAGGATAAATAATTGAAAAATCTATATTTCACATCTGATTGGCATGTAGGACATGAAAAGGTTTTACATTTTGACCAACGCCCCTTTTCCACTTTAACAGAAATGCACGAAACTTTAATAAAAAGATTTAATAGGCTTGTGCCCAAACACGGTATAACTTATTTTTTGGGAGACATGGGACTTACTTCTGTAAATACTTTAAAAGATATTATTAATGAATTAAATGGAAAAAAAATACTGGTTTTGGGAAACCACGATGGTAAGATACAATCTATGTATAATGCGGGGTTTGATTTTGTAACATATAAAGCTCAGTTAGCTTATGGAAAGGTAATTATTACGTTAAGTCATTGCCCCCTAACTGGGGTTTTTAGGGAAGATGTTACAGGAATGCGTGGGGCTACTGAGGGGGAGTGTTGGCATAAAGAGACTAAATTTAAACACATGTTTTCCTTCCCTGATTTTGGCCAAAAACATTTACATGGGCATACTCATTGTTCTTCGATAAATGGAAAAGAAATTTATACACACAATCAAGTAGATGTAGGGGTCCCCGCCCATAATTATTATCCGGTTAGTTTTTCTAGGATTGCAAGTTGGATAGTCTCTGGAGTATTACCCCCAATCCCATATTAACTTGTTTAACTTTATAAAATCTTTTATTATAACTTTAACTTAATATAAACTATTTTTCAGAGAATTAAATATGAAAACACCCACTAGCATCCTCGATAGACCCCCCTTTGTACACCCCGCTTATACTTATAAATGTAAAGTAATCAAGGTGGTAGACGGGGATACCTTAGACGTAGTTATCGATGTGGGGTTTAGTACAAATATTACTAAGAGGTTACGTCTTTTTTTGATAGATGCTTGGGAAATTAGGGGGGTTGAAAAGGAAAAGGGTTTAGCGGCCAAGAAAAGGTTACAAGAAATTGTAGATTCAGCAACCCAAGTGTATGTTCAAACTATTATGGATTCCGTTGGAAAATATGGGAGGGTTTTATCGTGGGTATGGGTAGAAACCAATAAGGAATTATCTAACGTGAATGAAACCCTACTTAATGAAGGGCATGGAACAATTTACAAGTCTTCCAACACTTAAAGTAATTCATTGCAATAAGAGCCTAGTCCACTTGATTGCGTTGTTAGTGGTCAATCAATTACGAGGTAACTATGAGACCAGAAAAGCTAAAGAATTTGATGAATAAAGCTATCGAACATCGATTGAGAACTGGCGAAAGCGATTGTCTTTATAAATTACTTCCTGAACTTAAGCGCATTTATAAACGTTATGCAAAAAATCATGGAGGAGATTGGAGAAGCGGAACCAAAACATACGGCTACGATAACCCCGATTCCACACTAGAATACATTAAAGACCGGTGGCGATGTGCTTTTCGTATACGCTGGATTATAGACGGATTGGAAAAACGAGTAATATAACAACATGTTATAAAAGAAGGAATATGAAAAAAAACAAAAATACACACGAAGGCTCTTCTTTTGATAATTTTTTGAAAGCTGAGGGCACTTATGAAGAGTGTACTGCTGTTGCACTTAAGCGTGTTTTAGCGTGGCAATTTGCAGATACTATGGAAAAACAACACATCACAAAAAAAGGTAAGGCAGCGAAAAAGCGAAAATGAAAACCAGCATGACTTTCGATCAATCCACACGAGGTCGCCTGCAAAAGCTGGTTAACAGTTGTCTGGGTGCCGCTTCCGGCTCCACGTACAGATCTTCCAGACCATGAGCAATAGCAAGGGACTTGTCGGTCTTGCATTTCTCGCGCACACGCTCTGGCCAGTAAGCCATGGCCAGGTGAGCCCAGTCGTAATCGCCTTTTTCTAGTTTGGCCCAGGTGTCTTTCAAGACCTTTTGCCGGGGTTTGTGGCGGAATAGCGGCCACAGCGGTACGGCGGTGATTTGCACATCCGAAGCGCGCAACTGTAGGAACGCAATGGAACAGAGCAAACTGAGTTCGCTGATCGAGGCGGGCATGAACATCGTGATCGGCTTCGTCGTGGCGCTACAGGATCTTGGGAAGGACTCCCTCTTGGTGTTTCTAAGCTGCCTGTGCGGCAGTGA